ATGGCAGATAAACGAATCCGTTCCGACAGTTCGGCGGCAGCGGTTCAGGCCATGAAAAATGCAGCTGTGGACACCATCGATCCGCCGTCCCATGCAGGTTTGGAGAAAAAAGCCGAACCATTCTGGCATGACAATATCAGATCGAAAGCTCTGGACAGCTGGACGCCTGCCGACCTTCTAGCCGCCGTAGAACTTGCTAATAATCAGCTCTATATCACCGTTTTACGCAAGGATTTACGCAAAGAAGAGCGCATACGCGGGGAGGAGCGAGACGAAGGCCTTATAAAAGACCTCCGCAAGCAAATTGTTGAGCTACAACGAACTATCCTGGCTCAGCGCCGCGACCTCCAGATCCACTCCCACGCAACCAACGGCGAAAGTCGCGACCAGAAGAAACGTAATCAGAACGATCGTGATGCACGGAATACCAAAAACGAGCATCATGACCAGGACGATAACCTGATCGCCTTTCCCAAGCACGGATAAAAGACTATGACGCGAGGTGAGCGTGTAATAGCGTTCATTGAGCGCTTTTGCATCGTGCCAGAAGGCAAGCTTATCGGCCAACCTATGCGGTTGGACCCCTTTCAGAAAGATTTCATCCTGGCGGTTTACGACAATCCAGCCGGAACGGATATGGCGATCCTCTCCATCGCCCGAAAAAATGGTAAGACTGGCCTGATTGCCGGAATTCTGCTGGCTCACCTGGTGGGGCCTGAAGCGGTGCAGAACACGCAGATTGTCAGCGGTGCACTCAGCCGGGAACAGGCGGCCATCGTTTTTAACCTCGCGGTGAAGATGGTTAACCTGAACCCCAAGCTGCAGGAGATTGTGCACATTACGCCCAGCGGCAAAAAGCTGATCGGCCTGCCGTGTAACGTCGAATACAAGGCTTTATCCGCAGAAGGTAAGACGACGCACGGCCTTTCCCCCATTCTGGCCATTCTCGATGAAACAGGGCAGGTTAGGGGCCCGCAGGATGATTTTATCGATGCAATAACTACGGCGCAGGGGGCTCATGAAAACCCGCTGCTAATCGTTATCAGTACGCAGGCAGCAAACGATGCTGACCTGCTTAGCATCTGGGTTGATGATGCGGTCAAATCGAAAGATCCGCACATCGTGTGCCACGTTTATGAAGCGCCAAAAGACGCTGATATCAGTAAACGCGAGTCCTGGCTGGCTGCGAACCCGGCACTGGGAACATTCAGGTCAGAAAAAGACATGGCGCGCCAGGCTGAGAAAGCTGGCCGAATGCCAAGCTTCGAAAACACCTTCCGAAACCTCAACCTCAATCAGCGCGTGTCTACCGTATCGCCGTTTATCTCCCGCAGCGTGTGGGAGCTTTGCGGAGAGATGCCGATTAACACCCCGAGGAAGTGGTACGCGGGGCTGGATCTGTCAGCCAGGAACGACTTAACGGCGCTGGTTATCGCTGGTGAAGCAGATGATGGTGTCTGGGATGTTTTCCCCTTCTTCTGGACACCGCAAAAGACTCTTGAAGAGCGAACCAAAACGGACCGAGCACCCTATGACGTTTGGGTGAGGGAGGGGCTGCTGCGCACCACGCCAGGAGCTTCGGTGGATTACTCATTCGTCGTTGCGGATATCGCTGAAATTATCGGTGATTTCGACCTTACCTCGATGGCTTTTGACCGCTGGCGCATTGACCAGTTCAGGAAGGATGCCGATGCCATTGGGCTGAGCCTCCCGCTGGTCGAGTTCGGCCAGGGCTTTAAGGATATGGGGCCAGCTGTAGACACGCTGGAGTCTCTGATGCTTAACGGGCGCGTGAGGCATGGCATGCACCCTGTATTAACGATGTGTGCTGTGAATGCGGTGGTGGTGAAAGATGCTGCTGGCAACCGCAAGCTCGATAAATCCAAAGCAACGGGCCGTATTGATGGCATGGTCGCAATGACAATGTCCGTTGGTGCTGCTAATGGGGAAGTTACCGAACAGGGTGGTGACTTCGACGACTTCATTTTCCGACCGCTGAGCATGTGATGGAAGAACCTAAATACACGATTGACCTGCGAACCAATAACGGCTGGTGGGCAAGGCTGCAGTCCTGGTTTGTCGGCGGGCGTTTAGTCACCCCAAATCAGGGCTCACAGACGGGGCCTGTTTCGGCCCACGGACACCTGGGCGATTCATCCATTAACGATGAACGGATACTGCAAATTTCGACTGTGTGGCGCTGCGTGAGCCTGATTTCAACGCTCACGGCATGCTTACCGCTTGATGTCTTCGAAACAGACCAGAATGACAACCGTAAAAAAGTGGATTTGAGCAATCCACTGGCGCGACTGCTGCGCTACTCACCGAATCAGTACATGACCGCCCAAGAATTCAGGGAGGCCATGACGATGCAGCTCTGTTTCTACGGTAACGCATATGCACTTGTGGACCGCAACAGCGCAGGTGACGTGATCAGCCTACTCCCGCTTCAGTCTGCCAATATGGATGTGAAACTCGTCGGAAAAAAAGTGGTTTATCGCTATCAACGCGACAGCGAATACGCCGACTTTTCGCAGAAAGAGATTTTTCACCTTAAAGGCTTCGGATTCACCGGGCTTGTAGGCCTGTCACCCATTGCTTTTGCCTGTAAATCGGCAGGTGTGGCAGTTGCTATGGAGGACCAGCAGCGAGATTTCTTTGCCAACGGCGCCAAGTCTCCGCAAATCCTCTCAACTGGCGAAAAAGTGCTAACTGAACAGCAGCGCTCCCAGGTCGAAGAGAACTTCAAAGAGATCGCCGGCGGCCCGGTAAAAAAACGCCTCTGGATTCTGGAAGCGGGTTTTTCTACATCGGCAATTGGCGTAACTCCGCAGGATGCCGAAATGATGGCGTCCCGAAAATTTCAGGTAAGTGAACTGGCGCGATTCTTTGGCGTACCGCCTCACCTTGTCGGCGACGTCGAGAAATCAACGAGCTGGGGATCGGGCATCGAGCAGCAGAATCTCGGCTTCCTGCAGTACACCCTGCAGCCCTATATCTCCAGGTGGGAAAACAGCATTCAGCGGTGGCTTATTCCTGCTAAGGATGTTGGCCGCATTCATGCTGAGCACAACCTCGACGGCCTGCTGAGGGGCGATTCGGCATCCCGCGCTGCCTTTATGAAGGCAATGGGAGAGGCAGGGCTACGCACCATCAACGAGATGCGACGAACGGACAACCTCCCGCCATTGCCGGGTGGCGATGTGGCAATGCGCCAGTCGCAATACGTGCCGATCACCGATTTAGGAACCAACAAAGAGCCCCGTAATAACGGGGCTTAATTTTTATGGGGGCCGTAATGCCTGAAATCGTAAAAACGCTGTCCTTCGACGAGACAGAAATCAAATTCACCGGTGACGGTAAACAGGGGATTTTTGAAGGCTACGCCTCTGTTTTTAATAACACCGATTCCGATGGCGACATCATTCTGCCCGGGGCGTTTAAAAACGCGCTGGCGAACCAGACCCGAAAAGTGGCGATGTTTTTTAACCACAGGACGTGGGAACTGCCGGTTGGCAAATGGGACAGCCTGGCTGAAGACGAAAAAGGCCTGTATGTGCGCGGTCAACTTACCCCAGGACACAGCGGCGCCGCTGACCTGAAAGCGGCAATGCAGCACGGTACGGTTGAAGGTATGTCGGTTGGCTTTTCCGTTTCGAAAGACGATTACACCATCATTCCAACAGGCCGCATTTTTAAGAATATCCAGGCTCTGCGCGAAATCAGCGTCTGCACTTTCCCCGCCAACGAACAGGCTGGCATCGCAGCCATGAAAAGTGTCGATGGCATTGAAACGATTCGTGATGTGGAGAACTGGCTGAGGGATTCAGTCGGCCTCACCAAATCACAGGCAGTTGGGCTAATTGCCCGGTTTAAGTCAGCGATTCGGAGCGAGTCCGAGGGCGACGGAAACGAAGCACAAATAAACGCTCTGCTTCAGAGCATCAAATCTTTCCCTTCTAACTTAGGTAAATAATTATGTCTGAACTCGCTCTCATTCAAAAAGCTATCGAAGAATCCCAGCAGAAAATGACCCAGCTTTTCGATGCGCAGAAAGCAGAAATCGAAAGCACAGGCCAGGTTTCCAAACAGTTGCAGTCCGACCTGATGAAAGTACAGGAAGAGCTGACCAAATCCGGCACTCGCCTCTTCGATCTGGAACAGAAACTGGCATCCGGCGCTGAGAATCCTGGTGAGAAGAAATCCTTCTCTGAACGGGCTGCTGAAGAGCTTATTAAGTCATGGGACGGTAAACAGGGCACCTTTGGCGCTAAAACGTTTAACAAGTCACTAGGCAGTGACGCTGATTCGGCTGGCTCACTGATCCAGCCTATGCAGATCCCAGGCATCATCATGCCAGGCCTGCGCCGTCTTACCATTCGTGATCTGCTGGCTCAGGGCCGCACTTCCAGTAACGCTCTGGAATATGTGCGTGAAGAGGTGTTTACCAATAACGCCGACGTGGTGGCAGAGAAAGCACTGAAGCCAGAATCGGATATCACCTTCAGCAAACAAACCGCGAACGTGAAGACCATCGCGCACTGGGTGCAGGCATCACGTCAGGTGATGGATGATGCGCCAATGCTTCAGTCCTACATTAACAACCGCCTCATGTACGGCCTGGCACTGAAGGAAGAGGGCCAGCTGCTGAACGGCGACGGTACCGGGGATAACCTGGAAGGGCTGAACAAAGTGGCAACCGCCTATGACACCTCGCTGAATGCCACCGGCGACACCCGCGCTGACATTATCGCTCACGCTATTTATCAGGTGACCGAGTCTGAGTTCAGCGCTTCCGGTATCGTCCTGAACCCGCGCGACTGGCACAACATCGCGTTGCTGAAAGACAATGAAGGCCGCTATATCTTCGGTGGTCCTCAGGCATTCACCAGTAACATCATGTGGGGCTTGCCAGTGGTTCCGACTAAGGCGCAGGCCGCCGGCACCTTTACCGTAGGCGGTTTCGATATGGCCTCACAGGTCTGGGATCGCATGGATGCCACCGTGGAAGTTAGCCGTGAAGACCGCGATAACTTCGTGAAAAACATGCTGACCATCCTGTGCGAAGAGCGTCTGGCGCTGGCGCATTATCGCCCGACAGCAATCATCAAGGGCACCTTCTCTTCTGGCTCATGATGGAGGGGGCGGGGAAACCCGCCCTTTTAACGTATGGCGATAGATGTTCTGGATGTAATTTCCCTCAGTCTGTTTAAGCAGCAGATTGAGTTTGAGGAAGACGACAGGGACGAGCTGATCACGCTGTACGCCCAGGCCGCTTTTGACTACTGCATGCGCTGGTGCGATGAACCAGCATGGAAGGTTGCGGCTGATATTCCTGCCGCCGTTAAGGGCGCCGTTCTGCTTGTCTTTGCTGACATGTTTGAACACCGGACGGCACAAAGCGAAGTGCAGCTTTATGAGAATGCAGCCGCCGAACGCATGATGTTCATTCATCGCAACTGGCGCGGTAAAGCCGAATCAGAGGAGGGCTCCTGATGGAACCAGGACGATTCAGGCACCGGGTAAAAATTCTCACCTTCACGACTTCGCGCGATCCATCTGGTCAGCCGGTTGAATCGTGGACAGGTGGCAACCCGGTCCCGGCTGAGGTAAAGGGGATCAGCGGCAGAGAGCAGCTTTCAGGCGGCGCGGAAACGGCGCAGGCAACGATTCGCGTCTGGATGCGCTTCAGGTCAGAGCTGAATGCCTCTTCTCGTCTGGAAGTGCTCAGCGGCCCGTATAAAGGTCAGGTGCTAAATATCATCGGTCCTCCTGTAGCAAATGCGACTGGCACTCGCCTGGAAATTCTTTGCAAAACGGGAGCTGAAAAATGATTGAGACGAGCCTCGATTTTTCCGGGTTAAATGACATCGCAAAGGATCTGGAGGCGCTTAGCCGCGCTGAAAACAATAAGGTTCTTCGTGATGCCACCCGCGCCGGCGCGGAAGTGCTTAAGGAAGAAGTGATCGCCCGCGCTCCGGTGCGTACCGGGAAACTGAAAAAAAACGTGGTGGTGGTGACCCAAAAAAGCCGTCGCCGCGGGGAAATTTCTTCCGGCGTCCATATTCGTGGCGTTAACCCGCGCACCGGAAACAGCGATAACACGATGAAGGCTAATAACCCGAGAAACGCCTTTTACTGGCGATTCGTTGAGCTGGGTACCGCGAACATGCCTGCACATCCGTTTGTGCGACCCGCTTACGATACTCGCGAGGAAGAGGCCGCCAGCGTCGCCATTGCCAGGATGAATCAGGCTATTGATGAGGTATTGAGCAAGTGAATGAAGATAATATCTACGCCTTGCTTTCTCCCCTGGCAGAAGGACGGGTATATCCCTATGTTGCGCCATTAGGTAGTGACGGTAAACCGTCTGTCTCTCCACCCTGGATTATCTTTTCCATCGTCGATGATGTTTCCGCTGACGTGCTGTGTGGTCAGGCAGAGAGCAGGGTTTCCGTTCAGGTCGATGTGTATTCCACTTCGATCGCTGAATCACGATCCCTGAGAGATTTGGTGCTCGCTTCGCTTGAGCCGTTAACCCCTACAGAGGTGGTAAAAATCCCCGGGTACGAGCCAGATTATCGGCTCTACCGTGCCACCCTGGATTTTAAAGTTACCCCCTGACAATTAATTCACCCAACGAACCCGCCAGATGGCGGGTTTTCTTTTTCCAGGAGACAGCTATGTCTGCACTTTATGAAAAATCGCAGCTGACGAAGATCCTTATTTCCTCCCTGCCGTCCACCAAAGAAACGATGGATTCCGCCACCTTTCTCGATCTGAGTTGCACCATCAAAGAAATTCAGTTCACTGGTGGCCAGAAGCAGGATATCGACGTAACAACACTTTGCTCTACCGAGCAGGAGAACATCAACGGCCTGCCTTCTCCGTCAGAAATCTCTCTGTCCGGCAACTTCTACAATAATCCAGCGCAGGACGCCTTGCGTGATGCGTATGACAACGACACCACTTACGGCTTCCAGATCATCTTCCCGTCAGGTAATGGTTTTAAGTTCCTGGCCGAAGTTCGCCAGCATACCTGGTCATCTGGTACCAATGGTGTTGTGGCAGCTACATTCTCACTGCGCCTTAAAGGCAAGCCTGTCCCGATTGACTCTGTACTTAAACTGACCACTGATCTTCCTTCCTCACTGTCTGTAGCGGTGGGGGCTGCGATCAGCATGGCTGTAGTAGCTGCCGGTGGTAAGCCTCCGTATGCCTACACCTGGAAGAAGGCAGGTAGCACCGTCAGCGGGCAGACATCCGATACCTTTAATAAAGCCACCGCAGTTTCAGGTGATGCAGGTGATTACACCTGTGTGGTTACGGATTCTTCTTCTCCGGTCAAAACGGTTACCTCAGCTGCCTGCACCCTTACTATCAGTTAATGGAGATGCCGGGTTGTCCCGGCATGGATAAGCGATGTCGCAAACTTTAAAACAATTAGCCATGGCGAAAATGGCTGGCTTTCGCCATAAGACGGTCGTTGTCCCTGAGTGGGAAGGTGTCAAAGTGGTTCTCCGTGAGCCGTCAGGTGAAGCCTGGCTGCGCTGGCAGGAGGTGGTGAAAGGGGGGGGCGACGATGAAAATGTGTCGGTATCGGAAAAGGCGCACCGTAATCTTTGCGCTGACGTGGTGCTCTTCATTGACGTTCTGTGTGACACCGATAAGCAACCGGTATTCAGCGTAGACGAAGAAGAGCAGGTGCGTGAAATTTACGGGCCAGTGCACTCACGTCTGCTCAAACAGGCGCTTGACCTGATCAACAATGCGGACGAAGCGCGGGAAAAGTCTCAACCCCCGGCGTAAAGTTTCTGATGTCGCTTGCGCTCCGGATGGGGCGCACGCTCTCAGAGCTTCGGCAGAATATGACGGCAAGCGAGCTTCTGATGTGGATTGAGTACGACAGGCAAAGCCCGGTTGGCGATATTCGCGGTGATATCCATGCAGCGCAGATTGTCTCTGCCATCTACGGCTCGCAGGGGGCAAAAGTACCGCTGGACGATGCGATCCTGCGCTGGGGTGGTGATGAGCAATCAGAACCGAAGGACCCGTTTGCAGGGCTTGAGGCGGCACTTACAGCTGCGACACAATAATTGCTTCACATGCCTTCAATGTAGCGATACGCTCTTTCCTTAAGTAAAGGAGGCGTTATGGAACCACTGGTAGTAGTGTTTGGAATATTCGGCTGGCTGATAAATCTAATTGTGATTTTTTATTTATTACGGTTTAGCACAAGGGCAAATGAACAAGTTGAAGCCCTTAAAGAGATAAATAAAAAGCAAGATGCGCAAATAGATTTATTAATACAAGTCGCTCACCAAAGAAAAGACAGTTTATAACTCACGACCCGCTATCAAGCGGGTTTTTTTATGGGTGAAAATATGGCTACGTTGCGCGAACTGATCATCAAAATATCTGCAAACTCTCAGTCATTCCAGTCTGAAATTTCTCGTGCTTCAAGAATGGGGAATGACTATTACCGGGTAATGCAGACTGGAGGACGCCAATCGGCCGCAGCTTCGCGTGAAACTCAGCGTGCCTTGGCTGAGGTAACTAGTCAAATAAACACCGCGAAGGCCTCAGCACTGGGAATGGCTGGTGCATTTGCTGGAGCATTTGCCACTGGACATCTTATATCTCTTGCGGATGAATGGAGCTCAGTAAATGCCCGTCTGAAGCAGGCCACGCAGTCCAGCGATGATTTCCAGGCATCACAGCGCGAATTAATGGCGATCAGCCAGAGAACGGGTACTGCTTTTGCTGATAACGCCAGTCTTTTTGCACGTTCGGCTTCTTCCATGCGGGAATATGGTTACAGGTCTGAGGAAGTACTGAAAGTTACCGAGGCCATTTCTACAGGATTGAAATTGTCCGGAGCCAGTTCTGCGGAAGCCAGCTCGGTGATCACTCAGTTCAGCCAGGCACTGGCGCAAGGGGTTCTGCGCGGTGAAGAGTTTAATTCAGTAAATGAAAGCGGTGATCGTGTTATTCGTGCTCTGGCTGCAGGAATGGGGGTTGCCCGTAAAGATCTGAAGGCAATGGCGGATGATGGAAAGCTGACCGCCGATAAGGTTGTTCCTGCACTGATTAGTCAGCTTGGTACGCTGCGGGATGAATATGCAGCCATGCCTGATACCGTATCATCCTCTGCAACCAAAGTTGAAAACGCCTTTATGGCCTGGGTTGGTGGTGCGAATGATGCCAGCGGTGCAACAAAAACGCTTACCGGAATAATGAATGGTGTTGCGAATAATATTGATACGGTTGCCACGGCGGCGGGAGCTCTGGTTGCAATTGGTGTAGCCCGATATTTTGGCAATATGGCGTCTTCTGCGGGCTCTGCAACTGCCGGGTTAATCACTGCTGCCAGAAACGAAGTGGCTCTTGCTGAGGCACAGCTCAGAGGGACACAGATAGCAACAGCCAGAGCGCGGGCGGCATTGTATCGTGCGCAGCAGGCGGTTATGGCTGCCCGTGGTACAGAAAAACAGGCTGCAGCAGAAGCGAAACTGGCAACCGCACAGGCTTCACTTACCCGTAATATTGCTGCCAGAACAGCGGCACAGGCAACGCTGAATAACGTTACGTCAGTTAGTAGTCGGTTGTTAAGCGGTGCTCTGGGGCTGGTTGGTGGTGTGCCTGGACTTGTCATGCTGGGGGCGGCGGCCTGGTACACAATGTATCAGAACCAGGAGCAGGCCAGAGAATCAGCGCGTCAGTATGCCGCAACAATCGACGAAATTCGCCAGAAAACGTCTGCAATGTCACTTCCTGAAGCGGCAGATAATGAAGAAAAGACGCGGCAGGCACTGGAGGAACAAAATCGCCTGATTAGAGAACAGGAAGGAAAAATTCGCGGACTGAAAAATCAAATTGCTGATTATCAACGTTGGCTTGATGAAAGTTCGCAGAGTGGTTCGGGTGCTGAAATCATCCTTAAAGGGCTTGCCGAAGCAACAAATCAACTGGCAGTTGAACAGTCTCGCCTCACTCAAATGCAGGGCAAAGCGCAATCCATTCAGGATGTGCTTGCCGGGCTGGAGGAGCGACGAGTGGCGTTGATCCGTCAACAGGCAGCGGAACAAAACAAAGCGTATCAGTCCCTGTTGATCATGAATGGGCAGCATACCGAGTTTAATCGCCTTCTCGGGCTTGGTAATGAATTACTTCAGCAGCGACAGGGGCTGGTGAATGTACCATTACGGCTGCCACAGGCAACCCTGGATGATAAACAGCAGACCGCACTGAATAACAGCAAGCGCGAACTGGCTCTGTCCCGCCTTAAGGGGGAAGCGCGTGAGCGTGCCCGACTGGGCTATGCTGCGGATGATCTCGGCTTTGTGGGGGAGGCATATCAGACAGCCAGACAGAATTATATCAATAACTCACTGGATGCCTGGCGAAATAACCAGGCAAATAAACCCAAAGCGCATAAAAAGACCGAAGCGGAAAAAACAGAAGATATTTATAAACGGCTGATTAAACAGCAAAAAGAACAGATAGCACTGGCAGGGCAGAATACTGAACTGGCTAAGATGAAATATCAGGTCAGTCAGGGCGAACTTGCTTCTCTGACAGAAGCCCAGAAAAAGACGGTATTGCAGAATGCTGCGCTGATTGACCAGGTTAAATTGCGTGAGCAACTGCGAAATTACGAAGCCAACCTTGCTGACAGTAACGCCAGCGCCCGCGCAGCCAATGAAGCGCAACTGCTGGGCTACGGGCAGGGAACCAGGTTCCGTGAAAGACTTCAGGAGCAGTTCAATCTGCGTAAGGAGTTTGAGCAGAAGAATACCGATCTTCTCCGCCAGCGTCAGGCTGGTGAAATCGACGAGACGTTCTATCAGCAGGGGCTGGCACTTAATAAGCGCTACCTCGAAGAGCGCCTGCGCGACCAGGAGGGATATTACGCAGCTTCTGATGCGCAGCGTGACGACTGGATGACGGGACTGTCTGAGGGTTATGCGAACTGGGTGGACGAAGCTACTGATTATTCTTCCATGGCCGCTGACGGCATGAAGCAGGCCATGGGTGGCGCGGTCACCACGATCACCGACATGCTCAATGGCAACGTTGACAGCTGGAAGGACTGGGGCGTGAGCGTACTGAAGATCATCCAGAACGTTCTGGTGAACATGGCTGTTGCTAACGGCGTCAGTTCAATTGGTTCTCTCTTCAGCTTTGGCGCATCTTCCGCCGCTGCCGCCAGTAGCGGTACTGCAATTCAGAACGCTGGCGCGAACTTCACCTTTAACGCGAAGGGTAATGTTTACGACTCTCCGTCCCTGAGCGCATACAGCAATGGCGTGTTTCAGACCCCTCAGCTTTTTGCTTTTGCCAAAGGAGCGGGTGTGTTTGCAGAGGCTGGACCTGAAGCCATTATGCCGCTTACCCGTGCTGCTGATGGTTCGCTTGGCGTTCGGGCTGTTGGCACTGGTGGTGGTCAGGCTGTATCTTCGGCTCCACAGGTTTACATCACCATCGATGGCAACGGAAATACTTCCACGCAGACTTCACCCGGCCTTGAGCAATTTGGTGCTGATGTCGGTAAATATATTGATCAGCGATATAAGCAGAACATCATGCGAGATATTCGCCCTGGCGGTGACATCTGGAACGCAATGAAAGGAACCCGATAAAAATGGCTATCGAAACTTTCACCTGGTGCCCACGACTTAACGCTGAGGCAGATATAAATTTCCGCGTCAGGAAAGCACAGTTTGGCGATGGATATGAGCAGGTTTCAGGGGATGGATTGAACACCAGAATCCAGCAATGGACGCTCAACTTCACTGGCAACGAAACCTACATTTCTGCCATTAAATCTTTTCTCGACAGGCATGAAGGAACGAAAGCCTTTCAATGGAAGCCGCCGCTCGAGCCTTTGGGTTTGTATCGTTGCGAAACGTATAAACCCACCGGGCTGGGTGCGGGAAAATTCAACCTTGAAGCAACATTCATCCAGGCATTTAAACCATGAGCTTAAACGCAGACTATCAGAAGCTTGAATCCGGAAACGATGTTCGTCTGATTGAGGTGGACGGTTCTTCCTTTGGGCTAACGGACGTTCTCCGCTTTCACAATTACCGCATTCCCCACACGGAAGCGGAAATCATCGCCGCTGGTGGGGATGAGTCCAAGCTTCCGGCGAAACCAATCTGGTGGCAGGGAAATGAATACGCCGCCTGGCCGTATCAGCTGGAAGGCCTGGAAAAATCAACCAGTGGGAGCAATGCAACGCCATCACTGACGGTTGCGAACATCGAAAGCTCTATTTCTGCCATGTGTCTTGCGTATGACGATCTGCTGCAGGCGAAAGTCACTATTCACGACACAAAAGAGAAATATCTCGATGCCAGAAATTTCGCGGACGGCAACCCCACAGCAGACCCGACTCAGGAAAAGCTGCAGGTCTGGTATATCGACGGGAAAACTGGCGAGCTTGCCGGTGAAACCGTTGAATTTGTTCTGTCCAGCCCGATGGACCTGCAGGGGCAAATGATCCCGACGCGACAGCTTCATTCCCTGTGTACCTGGTGCATCCGGAATAAATATCGTACCGGCGACGGCTGCGACTATGCCGGCACCCGCAATTTCGATAAAAACAACAACCCGGTAAGCGATCCGTCGCTGGATGAATGCAATGGCACGCTGACGGCCTGCAAACTCCGATTCGGCGAAAATAACGAACTCTCGTTTGGTGGCTTCCCGGGCACGTCTTTGATCAGGAGTTGATATGCGTCAGAAAACCATAGATGCGATTATGGCGCATGCTGCAGCTGAATATCCTCTTGAGTGTTGCGGCGTGGTGGCGCAGAAAAGCCGCGTTGAACGTTATTTCCCGTGCCGGAATCTTGCCGCGGCGCCGGAGGACAATTTTGTCCTTTGCCCCGAAGACTACGCAGCTGCTGAGGACTGGGGAACGGTGATCGCCATCGTTCACAGTCACCCTGACGCCACAACGCAGCCGAGCGAACTGGATAAAGCGCAATGCGACGCAACGCTTTTACCCTGGCATATTGTGAGCTGGCCGGAGGGGGATTTACGCACCATCCAGCCGCGCGGAGAACTGCCACTGCTGGAGCGTCCGTTTGTGCTTGGACACTTCGACTGCTGGGGGCTGGTAATGAGCTATTTCCGGCAAACGCATGGTATCGAGCTCCACGATTACCGGGTGGATTATCCCTGGTGGGAAAACGCCTATCCGGACAATTTTTATCAGGATTGCTGGTATGAATGCGGATTCAGGGAGTTTGACGGCCCGCCTCAGGAAGGGGACCTCGTCATCATGCAGGTGCAGGCCGATAAGTGGAATCATGCCGGGATTTTACTGGAGGGTAACATGCTGCTGCACCACCTGTACGGACATCTGAGCCAGCGCGTGCCGTATGGTGGCTACTGGCAGGAAAGGACGATGAAGATTCTTAGACATCAGAATTTTATTTAACAAACTGTCACTGATACTATCGTGTAGTACACAGCAAGGAGAACGATATGTATACAGTTGGGTTTGGTTGGATCTTCGTCGGTATTTTTATTGGGTTAATTCTCTGGTTTTTCATCAACCGCGCCAGCGTCAGAGCGAACAGGCAGGTTGAATTACTTGAGTCTATCGACCAGAAATTATCAAAAATAGTAGATCCAAACTTCGAGGCAAATAACAAAGACCAGTCGAAAGAAAACTACCTTGAAGAAGCAAGGAAAAAAGCTGGGCTTTGAGAGCGTAAATTAACAAACCACCTACGGGTGGTTTTTTTATGGGGGCAGCATGCAAGAGGTAATGACAAGAATTGAGCTAAGTGGCGTGCTAGCTAAGACATATGGAAGGGTTCATCACCGTCTGGTTCGCACTACTGCTGAAGCCATTAATGCACTCGCGAAAACCATCAATGGATTCGAGAAATTCTTAAACACAAGCAAGGCCCGAGGGCTGACGTATGCCGTTTATAGAGATAAAAAGAATATTGGCGTTGATGATCTCGGCTTTCCCGTCACCGGCGAAGTGATCCGGATTGTCCCTGTAGTAATAGGGAGTAAAAAGGCTGGTCTTTTGCAGACGATCCTGGGGGCCGTGCTTATTACTGCTGCTGTGTTGACTGGCCCCGGCGGTATTGGCGCTGCTTTCGCTGCTGGTGGATTGACGGGGTTTGCTGCTGCCACTGGTGCCTCGTTGGTCCTCGGTGGGGTTATTCAGCTGCTTTCACCGCAGCCATCAGGCATAGCCAGTAAACAAAGCGCAGATAACCGTGCATCGTATGCGTTTGGCGGGGTAACCAACACTGCAGAGCAAGGCTACCCAGTGCCTCTGCTTTATGGTAAGCGTCGAATCGGCGGAGCGATTATTTCTGCCGGAATTTATGTCGAAGATCAGCAGTAGATAACAAACCTTTTTACAAGCCACCTCCGGGGGGCTTTTTTATGGACGCAATATGGCAACTGCAACCGCGATTAAAGGCCGCAAAGGCGGTAGTTCAAAGACACGCACTCCAACTGAACAGCCCGATGATCTGCAGTCAGTTGCGAAGGCGAAAATTTTAATCGCCCTTGGCGAGGGCGAGTTCTCCGGGCAATTAACCGGCAAAGATATCTACCTGGACGGAACAGCGCTGGAGAACGCCGACGGCTCCCAAAACTTCAGCGGCGTTACGTGGGAATTTCGCGCGGGAACGCAGGCGCAAAAATATATTCAGGGTATTCCCGGTACCGAAAACGAGATCAGCGTAGGAACTGAGGTATCAAGTGCCACAGCCTGGACGCGCACGTTTACCAATACGCAGCTTTCAGCAGTTCGCCTGCGTCTTAAATGGCCCTCGCTTTTCAAACAGGAAGACGACGGCGATCTGGTGGGTTACTCGGTCAATTATGCGATTGACCTGCAGACTGACGGCGGCACATGGCAGACGGTACTCAATACCAGCGTGACCGGCAAAACGACGTCTGGTTATGAGCGCAGCCACCGTATCGATTTACCGCAGGCTGGCAGCACCTGGACAATACGTCTGCGTAAGATTACCTCTGACGCCAACAGCGCGAAGATCGGCGACACGATGATGCTGCAGAGCTTCACCGAGGTGATTGACGCCAAACTGCGCTACCCGAACACCGCGCTGCTCTACGTCGAATTCGACTCAAGCCAGTTCAACGGCTCTATTCCTCAAATTTCATGCGAACCGCGCGGCCGCGTTATCCGCGTTCCAGATACCTACGACCCTGAAACCCGCACTTATAGCGGTACATGGACCGGTGCGTTTAAGTGGGCATGGACGGATAACCCTGCGTGGATTTTTTACGACCTGGTTGTTTCTGACCGGTTCGGCCTTGGGCACCGTTTGACCGCTGCGAATATTGATAAATGGACGCTTTATCAGGTTGCTCAGTATTGTGATCAGATGGTGCCAGACGGCAAAGGGGGCAACGGTACAGAACCACGTTATACCTGCAACGTGTACATCCAGGATCGGAACGACGCCTACACAGTCCTGCGTGATTTTGCCGCTATCTTCCGTGGCATGACCTACTGGGGCGGGGATCAGATTGTGGCCCTGGCTGACATGCCGCGCGATGTTGATTACAGCTATACGCGCGCTAACGTTGTTGGCGGTCGCTTCACCTATTCGAGCAGCACCACGAAAAGCCGCTACACCACAGCGCTGGTTTCATGGTCAGACCCGGGTAACGCTTATGCCGACGCGATGGAGCCGGTATTTGAGCAGGCGCTGGTGGCGCGGTACGGCTTCAATCAGCTGGAAATGACAGCCATCGGCTGCACCAGGCAGTCAGAGGCGAACCGAAAGGGGCGCTGGGGTATTCTCACCAATAACAAGGATCGCGTTGTTTCGTTTGATGTCGGGCTGGACGGAAACATTCCGCAGCCGGGCTACATCATCGCCGTGGCAGACGAGCTGCTTTCCGGAAAGGTTATGGGCGGCCGCATCAGCGCCGTTAACGGTCGCGTTATCAAACTTGACCGCGTAGCTGATGCAACACCAGGTGATCGCCTTATTCTCAACCTTCCCTCCGGAGCGTCGCAGAGCAGGACCATTCAGGCCGTGAACGGGGAATCAGTCACAGTCACCACGGCATACAGTGAGACGCCACAGGCCGAAGCTGTTTGGGTGGTTGAATCTGACGAGCTCTACGCGCAGCAGTATCGAGTTGTCAGCGTTTCCGATAACAATGATGGCACTTTCTCGATTACCGGCGCATGGCACGACCCGGATAAATATGCCCGTATCGATACCGGAGCCATCATTGACCAACGGCCGGTGAGCGTGATCCCGCCGGGCAACCAGTCGCCGCCTACGAATATCGTGATCAGCTCGTTTTCCGTGGTTCAGCAAAATATCAGCGTCGAAACAATGCGCGTGAGCTGGTACCAGGCGCAGAACGCTATCGCCTATGAAGCACAATGGCGCCGCAACGACGGGAACTGGGTTAACGTGCCGCGCACCTCCACCACGTCATTCGACGTCCCGGGGATTTATGCCGGGCGCTACCTGGTGCGGGTGCGCGCAATCAATGCCGCAGAAATTTCATCCGGATGGGGCTATTCAGAAGAGAAAACGCTGACGGGTAAAGTGGGCAATCCACCGAAGCCGGTTGGCTTTATCGCCTCTGAAAACGTGGTGTTCGGTATCGAGCTGAACTGGGGATTCCCGGCGAATACCGACGACACGCTGAAGACGGAAATTCAGTACAGCCTGACCGGGAGCGAAGATGATGCCATTCTTCTGAGCGATGTTCCCTATCCGCAGCGCAAGTATCAGCAGATGGGCCTGAAGGCGGGGCAAATTTTCTGGTACCGGGCGCAGCTGGTGGACAGGACAGGCAATGAGTCGGGTTATACCGACTGGGTACGTGGACAGGCCAGTATCGATGTGTCGGATATCACCGATGTTATCCTGGAGGACATTAAAGAATCGGACACGTTCAAGGAACTGATCGAAAGCGCAGTAGACAGCAACGAAAAAATTGCTGGTATGGCTGACGATATCAGACAGAACGCTGACGATCTGGAGCAACAGGCGCTGGCCATCAAGGAAAACGCCGATGGGCTCGCCCAGGCCGAGGTGAAGATTGACGAAATCTCTGTCTCGATGGATGGCATGACGGGAGGCGTTAAAAACTCCTCTATCGCGGTTATTCAGAACAGCCTCGCGCAGGTCACCAGCCGTCGATCCCAGACAGCCACCAACGCCGGGAACAGCGCCAGCATCGACCGTATCGATACCACCATTGCAGATACCAGCCAGGCGGTTGCCCGTGCGCTGGTTACGCTTGATGCTTCTGCCGGTGGTAATGTCTCAAACGCGACCGATCTCACCGAAACCCTTGCTGATTTCACGCAGGCCTCGGCCACGAAAATCAACTCCCTGACGGTTACGGTAAACGGCCAGACAGCGGCTATTAACCAGACCGCGCAGGCGGTGGCTGATGTGAACGGTAACCTCAGCGCGATGTACAACATCAAGGTTGGTGTCTCCAGCAACGGGCAGTATTACGCCGCGGGGATGGGTATCGGCGTGGAGAATACGCCATCCGGCATGCAGTCGCAGGTTATCTTCCTGGCTGATCGCTTCGCCGTCACCACGGCAGCCGGAAATAGCGTGGCTTTGCCGTTTGTGATCCAGAATGGACAGACATTCATCCGGGCCAGTTTCATCCAGGACGGCACTATCAGCAACGCAAAGATTGGTAATTTTATCCAGTCGAACAATTATGTTGCTGGTTCTGCTGGCTGGAAGCTTGATAAAGGGGGGACGTTTGAGAACTACGGTTCGACTGCTGGTGAGGGAGCCATGAAACTGACAAATCAGACGATCAGCGTCAAAGATGGCAGTAATGTTCTTAGGGTGCAGGTTGGCCGATTAACGGGAGTATTCTGAAATGGCTTATGGAATACAGACCTGGGATGCTTCAGGAAAACCCAACAACTATGGCATCAAACCCGTTTCCGTCGTTGGGCGAATACAGCTGGCTGCCGGGCAAACCTCCGGCAGCTGGTCTTTTACGGTGCCCTCAGGAATGAAAGTTGGTTTTGTTCTTTCACTTGATGAAGGAGGTAACAGCGTAGGGCGGCGCATTGTCGCGTCAGGGAGCACAATAACCGTAAGCGCTGCATCTTCTGTAGGTCTGGGTAATTATCCGGCCTCAAAGTGTGAAGTGGTCGTTTTCATGGAGAAAGCATAATGGCCGAATTTGGCGCGATGATATTAATGGACAACGGGAACCCATTTGTAACGCCCCAGTCAACGCCTTTTTGTCTTTACGGCAAGTACACTTTCAACTCCTCTGCTAATGGCAGTTCGCAGCAGGTTGCTCAGAATATTGCATTAAATGCTGACTACCCTGTGATGGTATTTATCAGGACCACAAATACCGCCCAGCCCACGCCAGTAATATCTTACCGGAACGGCGGAAATATATATGTCGCGGGGGTTAATCCCTATAACCAGAGCTTCACGTTAACCGCATATATTTTTGCCATATTTCCCCAGATGTTACCGAAATGGGGGATGGCCATCTGGGATTCGAGCGGGAAGCTGGTACTCACTAATGAGTCCCGCGTGCTGTCAGACTTGCAGACAATCGGAACGCCTGGAGCAAACGGCGGGATTAACATTGACCAGACGCTTGATGGTTCATGGGCAGTGGCTCCATCAAGGCTGGGGCAAGTGAACAGAAACGACGCTTACTCATCTTGTAGGTATTCAGGCACAAGTACAAGAATAAACGCCGGTACAGCCGCAAATACACCTGGCGGTGCTGGAGGGGTGATAAATAATGGAATTATCCTGACAGCAATTAAAACAGACGCCTATGATTGATTATTTTGAGCGATCAATAACAAATAATTTATCTATCTAATCAATTATACCCATCGATTATGTATTGGTATCTTCGAAGCTACTGAATACCTCTGGATACTATCAAAATGAAAAGGCTAATTATCTGCATAGCGGGCGCTTTAATGCTGTCTGGTTGCGCTGGTGTACTTGAGAAACAGAAACCGATTTGCAGCGGCACGGCATATATGGGTGGCCATGAGAATACCGTTATGATTTACGCCGTTCGAAAGCAAAACAACCAGACGCAATACCGGGCCGGATATCCCTTTAACTGGCGCTGGGTAAGTGCGAACACATTCACAAGCACGACATGTAAATAACTCATGATTTTCAATGCAAACCTCGCCTCGGCGGGGTTTTTTATTGCCTGGAGAAAATATGCTTTATAACACTGGAACCATCGCCATTAACGGAAACAGCGCCACCGGCACGGGCACGAACTGGACGGCACCCGCCAGCCAGGTTCGCGCTGGTCAGACGATTATCGTGATGTCTAACCCGGTGCAGCTGTTTCAGATTTCATCCGTGAACAGCGCCACGTCAATGACGGTTACTCCAGCTGCTTCCCCGGCGCTGAGCGGCCAGAAGTACGGCATTCTGGTATCAGACATTATCTCGGTTGATGGACTGGCACAGGCCATGTCTCAGCTCATCAATGAGTATGACGAGAATATCGGTGCGTGGGAAACGTTCGCCAGTACCTCAGCGAACCAACTGGTCACTGTGACAATCAACGGCACCAGCCTCAGCATTCCTGCCATCGGTGGTCTCGCCCGGAAAGGGGCAAATAGCGATATCACAGAGCTGAAAGGGCTAAGTACAGCATTGAGTATTGACCAGGGTGGGACCGGCGCAAAAACCAAAGAAGCCGCTCGCACAAACCTCGGTTTAGGAAGTAGTGCCACTCGTGACGCGTATAGCACTTCTGGTTCAATGCTCGCAGTCGGAGATTTCGGGGTCGGCAGCAATAGTATGAATAGGATTACTCAGGATGACCGCGTAGGGGCTGGGTTCTATCGATCATTAATGTTACTTGGTGGCTTAGGCGATAACGTTTCGTTGATCGAAGTGCCGTATGATGCCAACACCATGTATCAGTTAATCATCCCAACTATTATCGCCACAAAGCCTAAGTTGTACTTAAGAACGTTGAGTAGTGATGAGACTTATAACGGGCAACTTGTCGAATTTTACAGCACAGGAAATACTACAAAGGCCAGTGACGGCACACTAAAAGTAGCATCGCCAGTCGTCAAAATATTTAGCGATGGTTCATTCCATTTGAATGATGAGTCAGCAGGATGCACTGTAACCCGTATTAATACCGGAGCATATCTCATTGAAGGCTGTATGGGGCTTAATGCTGATGCCGCGTGGGGAGGCATAGACGGCGGTTTTGATATCCCCACTGACCGCAACAAGCAGCCGCTGATTTGGCTCGATTATGAAGTTAATGCGGACGGTTCCATTTTGGTTAGAACTTATCATCGCACATATCCAACCGCCCCAGTATTCGCCAGAAATGAACGAGACGGAATCGAAGAGGGGGAGCCGGTAGATATCCCTGCCGATCAGTTCGTTTCCGTGCGCGTAGAAATGCCGGCTGACTCTGTTTACAGCCGGAGCTTGCATGAGCGCGGGAATGAGAGCTAATCATGATTTTGTCCATTTTTTTTTGATAAGCTTGGTGCAAATCAGCCAGAAAAAAAAGTACACAACATGAGCCAGTTAACGTTACATGAATTCGCATCGATAAATTGTAAACTGAAAGATATCAGCGACACATGGTCAGATTTATGGGTTCTTCTGCATATCTTACCGGTCGGCATTGGTAGGGTGGTCAGTCTGCGTTACGGTAACCTTATAGGCGACTCCCTTGTCGTGGAGGCGAACGGAAGATTTGAAGAGAAAATCCTATCTGTACCAGCCGTTGTTCGCCACATTGTACAGAGGCGCAGGGACAAATATCCCCACGATGTTTACGTTTTTCAGAGTCACTCCAACCGGGTCAAATTTCAGCAAAGGCCAGTAACAGTTATTGCATTCAACCAGGCATTGAAGATTGCCTCCAAAGGAGTGACGGATAAGGTGGTGAGCAGCAAAAGTGCTCGATGGTAGTTCGCCATCAAGAGGTGTTTTCGGGGTGATCACGTACATCATCAATGATGCACGTTATGGTGAGTTTGATGACTACCCGCTGAAGTGAAAATTGTGTTGTGTACCAAATTGCGTACCAAACTAAAATCACAAATCATGAAACCCTTGTTCATGGCGGTTCTCAGGGGTGTTTCGCGTAATCGTGAAAGAGGAAGGTAGGTTGTTTATCTGTGTCTGTCATTGTCTAGCATTGTCCACTGTAGTTAATTAACTGTCTGTTATAACTCGAAAAACAACCATTTTTTCACCTGAGTATGTCTACGAACGTCAAATATAGTTGTTTACTGTGCGCTGTTGTCCATGTGATATTGTGTACCAGATGTGTACCAACCCATTATTTCTGAGCGTACCAAATACTATTTATGGCTATAAGCGACACAAAACTGCGTACTATTTATGGTAAACCATATTCGGGCCCACAAGAAGTGGCTGATGCCGATGGCCTCAGCGTACGAATTTCACCTAAGGGGGTCATCCAGTTCCAGTACCGCTATCGCTGGCATGGCAAGCCTAATCGACTTGGGCTTGGTCGATACCCATCCCTGTCTTTGAAGGATGCCAGACAGATCACTGCTGACTTGCGAAAGCTCTATTTCTCAGGAACGGATCCACGCACTTATTTTGAAGAGAAGGTGGAGAACTCCATGACGGTCGCCCAGTGTCTCGACTACTGGTTCGACAACTACGTCTCTACAACTCTCAGAGAAAAGACCCAGGCACTTTACCGATCAACGGTTATGAAGCGCATGCATGACGCCTTTCCTAATCGTCCGGCATCTTCTATCACGGTTAAGCAATGGGTTGACCTGCTTACCGAAGAAGAAAGAGATAATCCACGCCGAGCAAGGCAGGTGCTAAGTCAACTAAGATCAGCAATAAGTTGGTGCATGCGGCGTCAGTTGATAGATAGTTGCGCAATTATGAGCATCCAACCAAGGGACTTCGGCTCCCGCGCTGAGGTAGGGGAGCGGGTACTGTCGTATCACGAACTGGCTAAGATTTGGCTTGCTATTGAAAGAAGCCGTGCGTCTACGTCAAATAAGCTCCTTCATCAGATGCTTATGCTGTGGGGGTCGAGGCTCTCAGAGCTTAGGCTGGCAACAAAGACAGAATTTGACCTGCTGGACAACGTATGGACCGTACCGAAAGAGCATAGCAAGATGGGTAATGTTATCCGCCGTCCAATCTTCGAACAAATTAAGCCTTTTCTCGAAAAGGCCATGACAACATACAATGATGTTCTTTTCCCTGGAGAAGACATAAACAAACCGATCAGCATCGCTGCAGCCAACCGATTCGTAAATAGAATAAGGGGAGGGATGGACATAGGTTACTGGCGAACACATGATTTCAGAAGAACGCTTGTTACACGGCTGTCCGAGATGAATGTCGAGCCCCATGTTACTGAGCGAATGCTCGGTCATGAACTTGGCGGGATAATGTCCGTGTACAATAAACACGACTGGATAGAGGCTCAGCGCAAAGCGTATGAGCTTCACGCTGATAAATTGTTCTGGCACATCAGGAACATTTCTGGTTAACGCCACCGTTAAGAATCCACCCTTCAACAGCTTCACGAAGGTATGATTTGGGGTGGGTTCTGACTGGCTTCGGAAATCCGTGCCGTTTGGTATAGTTCCAGATTGTCTGACGTGATGAAACACCGAGCTTGTTCATCACTTCTTTCTCAGGAATCAGGCTGGTATCGGTCATCTTAATTCTCCAGGCAAAAAGAAACCGCCATATAGCGGCTCTATCAGATATGTACAGGCCTCATCGAGTGTGAGGCGTTAGTCATTGCGTAGCTCGCTGATTCTTCTGTAAGTCTGTGGTGCTTTGCTATCTCACGCAGTGCCTGATAGTCAATCTTGCTCACTGGTTGCCTCCTTTGCGAAGCTGGGCGGCGAACAAACGTACACTAGACGCTTCACTGTGTAGAAACTTAACGGCATAATCAAAACCACATCGTTCTGCGTCGTCTGCTGCGTTGTCGAGGTTATCTGCGTACATCTCTACCCCCTGCGCCCGTACTTCAGCCAGGAAAGCATCGGTGGCTGGGGTTTCAGTAACATCACCTTCCCATTCGCTAAACTCCTCACGACAAAAGTCATTAAATTCCTTCTCAGATTGCTTAAGCGAGGTATTTTCAGCAGCCATCTTCGCGCACTTGGCCTCAAGGTTATCAATCGTGATTCCAGCAGAACGACACTCCCGCAACGCCGTTTCCAGTTTTGATTCAAGTTCACCGAACTTACGGACAAGATATTCAGCGTTTGTTTCGTTAACATTTAAATCTCGGGGGATGCATTTACCTTTCAGAAAACCATCCATCTCAATTAGTGACATTTGTTTCATTTCTTCCCACTCCGCCACATCGCATTCAGATATTTGTTGTCATTAACAGAACCGAAACTATTTCTCTTAAGCAATTCCTCTCTCGATGGCATTGGCTTTACGCGTTGGCGAATAATCATTTCTGCCGGAAGAATGCCGGGATTGTATGCAAGTCCTCTCATGGTAAATTCCTCAGTCATTACTGATAGCGCCATAGCGTGAGCGGTAATTACGCAGGCGCGGGTCAATTTCAGGGAAGTGGGTATATGTGGCTTTGCGGAATGGTCGGATTGATGTCTGGTAAATTCGCTCGCGTTCTTCTTTCTCTGCAAGCCATATACAATGGCGAAATTCCTTTTCCTTTTTCGTTTCCTGCGGTAGCGACATTATCCGATCGTAGTTTTTCCTGAATTTATCCAGCACCTCCGATACGGAATTGCCGGAACAGCGGCGTGGGTCATCCGCACCATACAGAGGCGCTGGCATAATGGAATCCTTATGTTGCTACTTTAGAAGGGAATTGAATTGTCGTATTCAGGATGATTTTGATGATTGCTACTTTGCTGCTGTTGGCTGTTTCCTGAGGTTGCAAATCCAATCTTTGCATTCAGTAATTCAAGAGTGATTGATTGACCATTTTGCCCCTGATAAACATCAACCCTGATGTTTTCTCCGGTAATTTCTACAATGCCACCTTCAACAAGAACACTACGGTAGTAATCCGCTTGCGCTCCCGGCTTGGCAAATACAACGGCGCTGTAGTTTGTCCATTCTTTCTTTTTTGTCTGGCGATCGTAATACTGAACGCCAGCACGGATGTTGAATCCGATATTTTCCCCGGCCTGAAACTCTCTTGCGGGCTTGTTTAGTCTTACAGTAATCGAATGTGCCATTAAGCAGCCGCTCCTTCTAATTCGTCTCGTCTGATGTTGTAAACGTCCTGCGCTTTGTGCTGCTCCGGTGTGCCTTCGAGCATCTTCCACGCTTTGGCGAACGCCTGTTTAAGCTCTTCTACGGTGTTTTTCTGCATTGCTGCGTCAGTGAATGCTTTTAGAACCTGTTCAGGTGTAGGTGATGGTTTTGATTGCTTTGCTGCTGCGTTCTGCTGATGTTTATGCTCGTCTGTATCTGCATCTTTCGCATCATCAATGCCGAATAAACCATTGAGGCAATACTTGCGTGCATAAGAGCTTGTAGCTCCCGTAACTTGTGCAGAATCCATTCCTTTCTTGCTTTCTTCCTCTCGTGCAAGAGCGGTTGCCGTATGACTGTTTTCGCCATCGGTAATAGTTGCCGTGGCTTTCACGTAATACCGATCACCAATCAACACAACTTCATCGCTGATTGATAAAAACAGGCCATTCAGTAACGGCTTAACACCCTCAAGAATGTCTTCGCAGCTTCTGTATTTATATTTGCCGAATGAGTTATATTGATTCTTTGGCGCGTTCAGATTCTCCTGAATAGCTGCCAGTCTTGCGTAAAATTCTTTGCTCATATGATTGTTCTCAGAATGGACATGGCCCAAGTAAATAACGCTGATTTAATACTTCAGTCTTTGCCGCATTTAAAAATACGCGAACACCTTCACGATCTCCCTTCTGGCGATACATTAACGCCTGCTGCGTGTACATGCGTCTCTGTAACTTGCTCTCCTTCACTGTGGTTGCAAGTGGCATGAATATCTCCTTCGTTACCGATTAATTCTTTCATCTGAAGAATGAATTCTTCGTCTGACCAGTTATCTGTAAAACTCATTTCCTGCGATACCACGGAATGTTGATCGCTGATTTCATCGCTTTATTTGCTTCAAGCCACATTTTTGAATCACCAATAAATCTGGCTATTACTGCTTTGTTTTGTGCAGCACGAAGCATCTGATGATTTATGGCTATTTCATTGCGCATAATAAGACCTCAACTCTTTTCCATCCGTCACGTAATTTACGGGTGATTCGTTCAAGTAAAGATTCATTTAGTTGGAAGGCACCCATGCGAGCGCCTCCCGCGATTGCGTAAATCATGGGTGGTTCCTTATGTTGGTTTTATTAGTAGGTTATTTTTGTTGCGAATACTTCGCCTTTTACGATGGCTGTTATGATATTTTTAGCAACATCTTCTGATGCACCAACCTTGATAAGGTCAGCAAGTATTTTGTTATTTACTTCTTTCCGGTGCGCTTTATCCTTTGCTCTACGCTCTTCTTCTTCCTTGATTCTTTTTTCTTCTGCTATTCTGGCTTGCTCTTTTGCTTCAGCATCGCGACGGATTCGTTCAGCCTCCTCCTGTGCTTTTCTGCGTTCTGCTTCAATTGCTGCCTGCTTTTCTCTTTCAGCTCGTTCTGCTGCCTCTTTTGCTTCGCGCTGTGCTCGCTGCTCGGCTTCAATGCGTTCACGCTCTGCACGTTCCGCTGCGGCCTTAGCTTCTGCTTCTCGCCTTGCTGCTGCTTCAATTTCGGCTTTTGCCTTTGCTTCGGCTTCTGCTCTGGCTTTCTCTTCAGCTTCTCTTTTTAAGCGTTCTTCATGCTCTCGCTTTTCCTGCTCCGCTTTGAGTCTTGCCTCTTCTCTTTTGCGGTCAAATTCGCGATCCATCAAAATAGCTATTTCATGGTCAGACTCAATTTGCTTTGCGAGAGCTTCAGCTGCTGCCTTAGCTTCTTCTTCGGCTTTAATCCGCGCCTGTTCTTCCTCATAATCAGTAAGAGGCTGGCGCGCCTTGGCTTTCAGTTCATCAAGGCGATCACGCACTGTCTTGCGGTTGGCATCAATTAGCTTTGGAATTTCCTTCAGTTCAGCAACAAGGTCTTTGCCAAGACCATCGAGATATGTTTTCGTCTGCGCAACTTTATACGCCAGAGAAGCGATCTCCTTTCTGCCCTTTGCCGTTGTGATATCAGGCACAAAGGACATAACTTCACGTTCAACCTTTTGAAGGATTTCTTCAATCTGGTCTGCAGACTGAAATACAGTCATTGCATTTGCTTTTTCAATAACAACTAAATCTGTTACTTCACTCATATATCCTCCGTCAAAAAAAACTGCCCTCACACTGGAGGGCAAAGAAGATTTCCAATAATCAGAACAAGTCGGCTCCTGTTTAGTTACGAGCGACATTGCTCCGTGTATTCACTCGTTGGAATGAATACACAGTGCAGTGTTTATTCTGTTGTTTATGCCAAAAATGAAGGCCACCATCAGGCAGCCTTGTTGTTCTGTTTACCAAGTTCTCTGGCAATCATTGCCGTCGTTCGTATTGCCCATTTATCGACATATTTCCCATCTTCCATTACAGGAAACATTTCTTCAGGCTTAACCATGCATTCCGATTGCAGCTTGCATCCATTGCATCGTTTGAATTGTCCACACCATTGATTTTTATCAATAGTCGTAGTCATACGGATAGTCCTGGTATTGTTCCATCACATCCTGAGGATGCTCTTCGAACTCTTCAAATTCTTCTTCCATATATCACCTCAAATAAGTGGTTTGCTGCCTAATTTCATTTTCTGGCGACCAACACAAGTCACACCCATTTCACTGCGTGGCTTGCTGTACCATGTGCGCTGATTCTTGCGCTCAATACGCTGCAGGTTGCTTTCAATCTGTTCGTGGTATTCAGCCAGCACCGTAAGGTCTATCGGATTCAGTGCGCTTTCTACTCGTGATTTCGGTTTGCGATTCAGCGAGAGAATAGGGCGGTTAACTGGCTTTGCGCTTACCCCAACCAACAGGGGATTTGCTGCTTTCCATTGAGCCTGTTTCTCTGCGCGACGTTCGCGGCGGCGTGTTTGTGCATCCATCTGGATTCTCCTGTCAGTTAGCTTTGGTGGTGTGGTGGCTGGTAGTCTAGCTCCAGCTTGTTGAGTCTCATTCGGAGGGGTATAACCGGCACCCCAGCGATTTTTCCATGCGACAACGTGCGCGTTATGGCGGCCTTATCGCCCGCGGCTCCCCATCTCGTCCACGCTATTGCTAGCGTTGGGAGCGCTTCACCGCTCAACAGTAGGTAAGCACTTGCCAGTGACTAGCTGGCTTCACCACACCCCAAAGCCTTCTGCTTTGAATGCTGCCCTTCTTCAGGGCTAAATTTTTAAGAGCCTCACCTTCAATGGTGGTTAGTGCGTCCTGCTGATGTGCTCAGTATCACCGCCAGTGGTATTTATGTCAACACCGCCAGAGATAATTTATCACCGCAGATGGTTATCTGTATGTTTTTTATATGAATTTATTTTTTGCAGGGGGGCATTGTTTGGTAGGTGAGAGATCTGAATTGCTATGTTTAGTGAGTTGTATCTATTAATTTTTCAATAAATACAATTGGTTATGTGTTTTGGGGGCGATCGTGAGGCAAAGAAAACCCGGCTCTGTGGCCGGATTTGCTAAATTACTGACCTTTCTTAAGGTACAAGTTTATTAGGAAAAATATAGTTGGCATAGCAAGCGAGGCCAGGAGAACCCCGAGCATCCATACTTTTACATCTGCTATCTTGGTTTCCAAAGCGGAAAATTTAGCTTCAAAGTAGTCAACCGATGGTTTCTTAGATAATGAAGCATCAAAATCCAGGCTCTTCTGTAAAAGTACAGCGGTGTCTCTTTTGGCGTCAGTAGAATCAGAAGATATTTTCCGGGTATCCTCTTTAATTCCTGCCATGCTGCTCTTGATGTGCGCAACTTCAGCTTCAAGAACTGCTAATCGCTTATCCATGTCGTCGCCTCCATCATCACTTGTTGTTTGAATGATCTCAGTATCATCCATCACAACCGATGTGACAATCCGTTTTTCTTTATCTGAAGCAGCAACAGAACAAGCTTTCATCAAGAGCGTTGCTTGGCTTGATGCTACAGAAGAAAATTCCAGCCCTACTGTAGAGCCATTCTTATCAGAGTAAGCAATTACTAGCTTTCCCTCATCCAAAGATGATTGAGCTGCATTCATCAGCTTTTATTCCTCGAACATGCTTTTCAAGGACTGATAGAAATCGAAGGCCTTCTGTTTACTTAAAGTCACGGACGCAACCTTAGTGCGCTGCATTCCTGCCACTGCGATTTCGCCATTCATATGGCCGATGACAGGGGTGCTATTGAGAAAAACGAAGTTAAAAACTTCGTAGCCATTGTTATCCGTTCCGATGGTTACAACCCCATCAGCATTAGTTTCAATATAATTTTTGGACTCCAGCACATCATTGATATGTGCTAAGGAAACTTCTTGTTTATCGCTCACTTATGTTCTCCTGAACCAACAAAATAGGTAAAAATCTTTTCAATTTCATTAGATTAATTTGCATAAAAAGAACAGGGAAAAGTTGGATTACCAGCTATGCGCCGACCAGAACACCTTGCCGATCAGCCAAACGTCTCTTCTGGCCACTGGCTGGCGATAACTTTCCCCACAACGGAACAACTCTCATTGCATGGGATCATTGGATATTGCGGGTTTAGTGGTTGTAAAAACACCTGACCGCTATCCCTGATCAGTTTCTTGAAGGTAAACTCATCACCTCCAAGTCTGGCTATGCAAAAATCACCTGGCTCAACAGCCTGCTCAGGGTCAACGAGAATTAACATTCCGTCAGGAAAGCTTGGCTTGGAGCCTGTTGGTGCGGTCATGGAATTACCTTCAACCTCAAGCCAGAATGCAGAATCACTGGCTTTTTTGGTTGTGCTTACCCATCTCTCCGCATCACCTTTGGTAAAGGTTCTAAGCTCAGGTGAGAACATCCCTGCCTGAACATGAGAAAAAACAGGGTACTCATACTCACTTCTAAGTGACGGCTGCATACTAACCGCTTCATACATCTCGTAGATTTCTCTGGCGATTGAAGGGCTAAATTCTTCAACGCTAACTTTGAGAATTTTTGCAAGCAATGCGGCGTTATAAGCATTTAATGCATTGATGCCATTAAATAAAGCACCAACGCCTGACTGCCCCATCCCCATCTTGTCTGCGACAGATTCCTGGGATAAGCCAAGTTCATTTTTCTTTTTTTCATAAATTGCTTTAAGGCGACGTGCGTCCTCAAGCTGCTCTTGTGTTAATAGTTTCTTTTTTGTGCTCATACGTTAAATCTATCACCGCAAGGGATAAATATCTAACACCGTGCGTGTTGACTATTTTACCTCTGGCGGTGATAATGGTTGCATGTACTAAGGAGGTTGTATGGAACAACGCATAACCCTGAAAGATTATGCAATGCGCTTTGGGCAAACCAAGACAGCTAAAGATCTCGGCGTATATCAAAGCGCGATCAACAAGGCCATTCATGCAGGCCGAAAGATTTTTTTAACTATAAACGCTGATGGAAGCGTTTATGCGGAAGAGGTAAAGCCCTTCCCGAGTAACAAAAAAACAACAGCATAAATAACCCCGCTCTTACACATTCCAGCCCTGAAAAAGGGCATCAAATTAAACCACACCTATGGTGTATGCATTTATTTGCATACATTCAATCAATTGTTATCTAAGGAAATACTTACATATGCAACTTACAAGTACTCGCAAGAAAGCGAATGCAATTACAAGCAACATCCTGAATCGAATTGCTGTACGTGGTCAGCGAAAGGTTGCCGACGCGTTAGGGATTAATGAATCGCAAATTTCTCGATGGAAAGATAGCTTCATCCCAAAAATGGGAATGCTTCTGGCTGTTCTTGAATGGGGTGTTGAAGACGAGGAGTTGGCAGAACCGGCTAAGAAAGTAGCCAGAATGCTGACAAAAGAAAAAGCCCCGAAGAACGGCGAATTCTTCGAGGCCTGATGTAGAAAGACTGGATCAATCCACAGGAGTAATTATGACAAAACGTCGTAAGAAATACCAGGAAAAAGAAGAGATTCGACACCCTGATTCACCTGAGGGATTAGTGGTAGCCGCAGCAAATAACAGGGCGTTCGCAGAGCGCCTTGTTGGTGTTTACAGACTAGCCAAAGCAGGAGTGAAACATGGGCGTCGTTAAGTTAGCTGATTACAGACCTCAACTGGAGGTCGTGGAGCATCGCGTGGCAGATACCGAAGATGGTTTCATGCGCGTTGCTAACGAGATTACCGACAGTCTGCTGATGGCTGATTTAACCGTCCGGCAGATGAAGGTGATGCTCGCTATCATGCGCAAGACATACGGATTCAATAAGCCGATGGATCGACTCACAAACACGCAGATAGCAGCCATGACAGGTATTCATCACACTCATGTTTGCGCTGCCAAGCGCCAGCTTATTGAGCGTAAATTCCTCATTGCTGATGGCGTGAAAATCGGAGTGAACAAGGTGGTTTCTCAGTGGATTAGCCATGACAGCTTAACATTAGCTAAAACAGCTAATAAAACATTAGCCAAGTCGGCTAATGGGTATAAGCCAAGTCAGCTAAACACAAAAGACAATATACAAAAGACAATAAATACAAATACCCCCTTACCCCCTAGCGGGGGCGGCGATGGGCAGGTTAAACCTGAACGTCGCAAGGCAGAACGCATCGACTACGAATCCTTCCTGAACGCCTACAACACCGAAGTCGGTGACAGACTGCCACACGCTGTTGCGGTCAACGAGAAACGCAAACGCCGCCTGAAGAAAATCATCCCGCAACTGAAAACGCCAAACGTGGACGGTTTCAGAGCGTATGTCAGGGCGTTTGTACATCAGGCCAAGCCGTTTTACTTCGGAGACAACGACACGGGCTGGACGGCAGATTTTGATTACCTGCTGAGGGAAGACTCGTTAACGGGAGTTCGGGAAGGGAAGTTTGCAGACAGGGGGATTGCATGAAACAGGATATCGAAGCGAGCGTTATCGGTGGCCTGCTGATTGGTGGATTAACACCAACCGCCAGCGACGTTCTGGCAACGCTGGAGCCGGAAGCGTTTTCAATTCCGCTCTACCGGAAAGCCTTCGAGGTTATCCGCAAGCAGGCGAGAAACAGAAACCTAATCGACGCGCTGATGGTTGCCGAGGCGTGCGGAGAGGAGCATTTCACGTCAATCCTGATGACCAGCAAAAACTGCCCGAGTGCCGCAAACCTGAAGGGATATGCCGGAATGGTCGCGGATAACTATCACCGTCGTCTGGTGCTGGAAATCATGGATGAAATGCGTGAACCAATTCAGAGCGGAACCATCGATACATCGAGTCAGGCGATGGACGAGCTTGTAAAGCGTCTCTCAGCCATCAGAAAGCCCCGTGACGAGGTTAAACCTGTACGGTTAGGGGAAATCATCACCGACTACACTGACACGCTTGACAGGCGTCTGAGGAACGGAGAAGAGTCAGATACCCTGAAGACCGGAATCGAAGAACTTGACGCTATCACCGGAGGGATGAACGCGGAAGACCTGGTGATTATCGCCGCTCGTCCTGGTATGGGGAAAACCGAACTGGCGCTGAAGATTGCCGAAGGTGTTGCAAGCCGTGTTATTCCTGGTTCTGACGTCCGGCGCGGAGTATTGATTTTCTCAATGGAAATGAGCGCATTGCAGATTGCAGAGCGAAGCATTGCCAACGCCGGGAGGATGTCGGTTAGCGTACTGCGAAATCCTGCATCGATGGATGACGAAGGCTGGGCGCGCGTTGCTAACGGCATGAATCAGCTTGCGGATTTGGATGTATGGGTAGTCGATGCATCGCGGTTATCGGTCGAAGAAATACGCTCAATCGCAGAACGGCACAAACAGGAAAATCCAAACCTGTCACTCATCATGGCGGATTATCTTGGCCTGATTGAGAAGCCGAAAGCAGACCGCAACGACCTCGCAATTGCTCACATCTCAGGAAGCCTGAAGGCGATGGCGAAAGACCTGAAAACGCCTGTTATCTCCCTGAGTCAGCTTTCACGCGATGTTGAGAAGCGACCAAACAAACGCCCGACAAACGCAGATTTGCGTGATTCAGGAAGCATTGAACAGGACGCAGACTCAATCATCATGCTCTATCGGGAAGCGGTATATGACGAGAACAGTAGCGCCGCGCCATTTGCTGAAATCATCGTGACGAAAAACCGTTTTGGCTCGCTTGGTACGGTTTACCAGCGGTTCTGTAACGGACACTTTGTTGCATGTGACCAGGATGAAGCCAGACTGATTTGCACAGCATCAAATGCACCTGCTGCGCGTGGCAGACGATATGCGCAAGGGGCTGACGTATGACCATCTACATCACTGAGTTAATAACAGGGGCTATTTACACAGTAGCCCTTTTTTATTGGATTAAGAACGAGGGGAATCCTGATGGACACCGTTAACGGAATGTGTTCAGACGCACCGCGTGCCAAGAAATGTAAATGCGGAAAATCACCGACAATATTCGACATGGAGAACGGGTGCCAAATCTACTGCGCTAACCACGCTGCTGTGGCGGCCGCGAATTATCGCAGTGCGGTAACGGAGTGGAATAACCTGAAATCTGTTAGAGAGGGAAGTCATGAAAAAACTAACCTTTGAAATTCGATCCCCAGCACATCAGCAAAACGCTATTCACGCGGTACAGAAAATTCTTCCAGACCCAACCAAACCAATCGTAGTAACCATTCAGGAACGCAACCGCAGCTTAGACCAGAATCGAAAGCTTTGGGCTTGCCTTGGTGACGTCTCTCGTCAGGTTGAATGGCATGGTCGCTGGCTGGATGCAGAAAGCTGGAAGTGTGTGTTTACCGCAGCATTAAAGCAGCAGGATGTTGTTCCTAACCTTGCCGGGAATGGCTTTGTTGTAATAGGCCAGTCAACCAGCAGGATGCGTGTAAACGAATTTGCGGAGCTATTAGAGCTTATACAGGCATTCGGTACAGAGCGTGGCGTTAAGTGGTCAGACGAAGCGAGACTGGCTCTGGAGTGGAAAGCGAGATGGGGAGATCGGGCTGCATGACTATCAAATCAAATACGCCAGCACACGACAAGGACTGCTGGCAAACGCCGCTTTGGCTTTTTGATGCACTGGATATTGAGTTTGGATTCTGGCTGGATTCGGCAGCGAGCGACAAAAATGCTCTGTGTGCTCACTGGCTAACTGAGGCCGACGACGCGCTCAATTCTGAGTGGGTAAGCCACGGTGCAATCTGGAATAACCCACCGTACAGCAATATTAGGCCGTGGGTGGAAAAAGCCGCTGAGCAGTGCATACAACAGCGACAGACGGTAGTTATGCTTGTGCCAGAGGATATGTCAGTCGGATGGTTCAGCAAGGCTCTGGAGAGTGTCGACGAAGTTCGCATTATCACTGATGGACGGATTAATTTTATCGAACCATCGACAGGGTTGGAGAAGAAGGGAAACAGCAAAGGCTCCATGCTGCTGATTTGGCGACCGTTCATCAGTCCTCGACGGATGTTTACTACCGTATCCAAAGCGGCATTGATGGCGATCGGGCAGGGCGTCAGGAGGGCGGCATGAGGCGACAGCGACGAAGTTTCACCGACATCATCTGCGAAAACTGCAAATACCTTCCAACGAAACGCACCAGAAATAAACCCAAGCCAATCCCAAAAGAATCTGACGTAAAAACCTTCAACTACACGGCTCACCTGTGGGATATCCGGTGGCTAAGACATCGTGCGAGGAAATGACAATGGATTATTCACAGTTAAGTGATTTTGAAATTAACAAGCGAGTGGCAATTTGCTGTGGATTTGCTCCCGAAGATTGCGAAATCGCAAAGTTGGGAACATCAATCGTTGGTGTTGAGTGGGATGACGAAACTGGTTATGCAATAAAAACGGTTGATTACTGTAAAAGACCATCAGACGCATGGCCGATTATCACTGAAAACAACATCAGCATAATTTTAGACAATCCCTCAATGCCGTGCGCTACAGACAACGCAAGGGACTTGTTTGATGATGCCGGACCGAATGTTGGTGTCGCATATGACAATCCACTCCGTGCCGCCATGATTGTCTTTCTCATGATTCAGGACGCCAATAATGCTTAGCCCATCCCAATCCCTTCAATACCAGAAAGAAAGCGTCGAGCGGGCATTAACGTGCGCTAACTGCGGTCAGAAGCTGCATGTGCTGGAAGTTCACGTGTGTGAGCACTGCTGCGCAGAACTGATGAGCGATCCGAATAGTTCAATGTACGAGGAAGAAGACGATGGCTAAACCAGCGCGAAGACGATGTAAAAACGATGAATGTCGGGAATGGTTTCACCCTGCATTCGCCAATCAGTGGTGGTGCTCTCCAGAGTGTGGAACCAAGATAGCACTCGAACGACGAAGTAAAGAACGCGAAAAAGCGGAAAAAGCAGCAGAGAAGAAACGACGACGAGAGGAGCAGAAACAGAAAGATAAACTTAAGATTCGAAAACTCGCCTTAAAGCCCCGCAGTTACTGGATTAAACAAGCCCAACAAGCCGTAAACGCCTTCATCAGAGAAAGAGACCGCGACTTACCATGTATCTCGTGCGGAACGCTCACGTCTGCTCAGTGGGATGCCGGACATTACCGGACAACTGCTGCGGCACCTCAACTCCGATTTGATGAACGCAATATTCACAAGCAATGCGTGGTGTGCAACCAGCACAAAAGCGGAAATCTCGTTCCGTATCGCGTCGAACTGATTAATCGCATCGGGCAGGAAGCAGTAGACGAAATCGAATCAAACCATAACCGCCATCGCTGGACTGTCGAAGAGTGCAGGGCCATCAAGGCGGAGTATCAGCAGAAACTCAAAGACCTGCGAAATAGCAGAAGTGAGGCCGCATGACGTTCTCAGTAAAAACCATTCCAGACATGCTCGTTGAAGCATACGGAAACCAGACAGAAGTAGCACGCAGACTGAAATGTAGTCGCGGTACGGTCAGAAAATACGTTGATGATAAAGACGGGAAAATGCACGCCATCGTCAACGACGTTCTCATGGTTCATCGCGGATGGAGTGAAAGAGATGCGCTATTACGAAAAAATTGATGGCAGCAAATACCGAAATATTTGGGTAGTTGGCGATCTGCACGGATGCTACACGAACCTGATGAAAAAACTGGAGACGATAGGATTCGACACCAAAAAAGACCTGCTTATCTCGGTTGGCGATTTGGTCGATCGCGGTACAGAGAACGTCGAATGCCTGGAATTAATCACATTCCCCTGGTTCAGAGCTGTACGTGGAAACCATGAGCAAATGATGATTGATGGCTTATCAGAGCGCGGAAACGTCAATCACTGGATGCTTAATGGCGGTGGCTGGTTCTTTAATCTCGATTACGACAAAGAAATTCTGGCTAAAGCTCTTGCCCATAAAGCAGATGAACTTCCGTTAATCATCGAACTGGTGAGCAAAGATAAAAAATATGTCATCTGCCACGCCGATTATCCTTGTGACGAATACGAGTTTGGAAAGCCAGTTGATCATCAGCAGGTAATCTGGAACCGCGAACGAATCAGCAACTCACAAGACGGGATCGTGAAAGAAATCAAAGGCGCGGACACGTTCATCTTTGGTCATACGCCAGCAGTGAAACCACTCAAGTTTGCCAACCAGATGTATATCGATACCGGCGCAGTGTTCTGCGGAAACCTCACATTGATTCAAGTACAGGGAGAAGGCGCATGAGACTCGAAAGCGTGGCTAAATTTCATTCGCCAAAAAGCCCGATGATGAGTGACTCACCACGGGCCACGGCTTCTGACTCTCTTTCTGGTACTGATGTGATGGCTGCTATGGGGATGGCGCAATCACAAGCCGGATTCGGAATGGCTGCATTCTGCGGTAAGCACGAACTCAGCCAGAACGACAAACAAAAGGCTATCAACTATCTGATGCAATTTGCACACAAGGTATCGGGGAAATACCGTGGTGTGGCAAAGCTTGAAGGAAATACTAAGGCAAAGGTACTGCAAGTGCTTGCAACATTCGCTTATGCGGATTATTGCCGTAGTGCCGCGACGCCGGGCGCAAGATGCAGAGATTGTCACGGTACAGGCCGTGCGGTTGATATAGCAAAAACAGAGCAGTGGGGGAGAGTTGTTGAGAAAGAATGCGGAAGATGCAAAGGCGTCGGCTATTCAAGGATGCCAGCAAGCGCCGCATATCGCGCTGTAACGATGCTAATCCCAAATCTTACTCAACCCACCTGGTCACGCACTGTTAAGCCGCTGTATGACGCTCTGGTGGTGCAATGCCACAAAGAAGAGTCAATCGCAGACAACATTTTGAATGCGGTCACACGTTAGCAGCATGATTGCCACGGATGGCAACATATTAACGGCATGATATTGACTTTTTGAATAAAGTTGGGTAAATTTGACTCAACGATGGATAAATGCACTCGTTAAATAAAGCCCTGAGTTAATAGCTCGGGGCTTTTTGCGTTTTAAGCACGGCCTTTCTGAAAGCACATCAAACCAAATACCAGACAGACCAAAATAATCACCTTATCCGCTGTGGCTACGGTGCGGTGTGCTTTGCATAAAAGAAAACCAGCTCAATGGCTGGCTTCGTGAAATCGGGTGGCAGGAGGTTGCGCTAACAACCTCATGCCGTTTTGCCCGTGCATATCGGTCACGAACAAATCTGATTACTAAACACAGTAGCCTGGATTTGTTCTATCAGTAATCGACCTTATTCCTAATTAAATAGAGCAAATCCCCTTATTGGGGGTAAGACATGAAGATGCCAGAAAAACATGACCTGTTAGCCGCCATTCTCGCGGCAAAGGAACAAGGCATCGGGGCAATCCTTGCGTTTGCAATGGCGTACCTTCGCGGCAGATATAATGGCGGTGCGTTTACAAAAACAGTAATCGACGCAACGATGTGCGCCATTATCGCCTGGTTCATTCGTGACCTTCTCGACTTCGCCGGACTAAGTAGCAATCTCGCTTATATAACGAGCGTGTTCATCGGCTACATCGGTACTGACTCGATTGGTTCGCTTATCAAACGCTTCGCTGCTAAAAAAGCCGGAGTAGAAGATGGTGGAAATCAATAATCAACGTAAGGCGTTCCTCGATATGCTGGCGTGGTCGGAGGGAACTGATAACGGACGTCAGAAAACCAGAAATCATGGTTATGACGTCATTGTAGGCGGAGAGCTATTCACTGATTACTCCGATCACCCTCGCAAACTTGTCACGCTAAACCCAAAACTCAAATCAACAGCAGCCGGACGTTACCAGCTTCTTTCCCGTTGGTGGGATGCCTACCGCAAGCAACTTGGCCTGAAAGACTTCTCTCCCAAAAGCCAGGACGCAGTGGCATTGCAGCAGATTAAAGAGCGTGGCGCTTTACCGATGATTGATCGCGGTGATATTCGTCAGGCTATCGACCGTTGCAGCAATATCTGGGCTTCACTGCCGGGTGCTGGTTATGGCCAGTTCGAGCATAAGGCTGACAGCCTGATTGCAAAATTCAAAGAGGCTGGCGGAGCTGTCAGAGAGATTGAGGTATGAGCAGAGTAACCGCGATTATCTCCGCTCTGGTTATCTGCATCATCGTTTGCCTGTCATGGGCTGTTAATCATTACCGTGATAACGCCATCTCCTACAAAGAGCAGCGCGATAAAGCCACATCCATCATCGCTGATATGCAGAAGCGTCAACGTGATGTAGCAGAACTCGACGCCAGATACACAAAGGAGCTTGCTGATGCTAACGCGACTATCGAAAGTCTCCGTGCTGATGTTTCTGCTGGTCGTAAGCGCCTGCAAGTCGCCGCCACCTGTGCAAAGTCAACGACCGGAGCCAGCGGCATGGGCGATGGAGAAAGCCCAAGACTTACAGCAGATGCTGAACTCAATTATTACCGTCTCAGAAGTGGAATCGACAAGATAACCGCGCAGGTTAACTACCTGCAGGAGTACATCAGGACGCAATGCCTGAAGTAATTTTTTTGCAAATCACAAAGTCCATTTAATGAGCCTCGCGATGCGGGGCTTTTTTGCAATAAATGCGTACCGCAACGCATGTTTTTTACACCGAACCTGACCCTTTGGAATGGGCCTTTGAGGATACCAGTTAGTGCTGGCGAGCCTCGGTGGGCTGGTTTCCTGTGCGGCAAAGGTTCATTTCAAATGGTAGGTAAACGTTATGAATATCGTGCCACTTAATTACAAAGGTGAAATTGTCAGTTTCAACACTGATGGTTGGATCAACGTCACAGGTGTTGCTGAGAGATTTGGGAAACGCATTGATAACTGGATGCGTTTGGCAGAAACGCTTGAATACGTTCGTGCTTTAGACGAAGCGTTGACCGGGAAAGAATCTCAAATTTTACATCCCTCACAATCGAGGTATGTAAAAACCAGCAAGGCACGAAAGGACAGGGGTGGTGGTACGTGGCTACATCCAAAACTTTCAGTTGCATTTGCCCGTTGGTGTGATGCTCGTTTTGCTGTGTGGTGCGACCTGCACATTGATAGTCTGCTTCGCGGTGAACTGACTGAGCAGCAGAAATATGAGCAAGCATGTCGCATTCGCGATGACCGGAAATCAAAAGCCAGCAATGGGGCAAGAGAGATGGCTCGCTGGCGATGGGATAAGCCGGTTATTGAAGCAAATGTCGAGTACTGGCGCGAGCAACTGCAGTTGACTCTCGATATCGCTTGCTGATGGCAAACGCAAAACTGCGTTATCGGAAAAATCAAAGCATTACGAGAACTGAGCAACAGCTATCCATTACAAAGCCCATCTACGGGTGGGCTTGATAATGAAACCGGAATTTATTCTGGGCAACCAGTTACGGCAGTACAGCGAAACAACCCAAGCCAGTAAGTGGGGAAATAACACTGGCAGCCACTGAAAGATGAACCTCCAGCCTTATGGCAAAAAAGATTCTTTGTGGTGGCGGACTGATGGAAAGACATCCTAATTTCAGCCAAACATTGAAGGAGTTGTTATGTCAGCAGAAGGTTTCAATAACCCATCAAAATTCCGGGATGAGTGGGATAGCAGCGTAAAGAGTAAGTGATGCCATCACAAAAGCCATTCCCTACAGAGTGGCTTTGATAATGGCTTATACCCTACACGGGATAACTTAACTGATATCCCTTTTAACGGATAAACGGAGCCAACAATGGCAGAGATTATTCCCATGACTGAAGAACAGAAATTCCAGTTAGAGATTTACAAACTGGTCATGAACCAGAACGCCGCCGTGCATGGAGACTGGCATGAACAAAGAGCCCCGCGTATATGGCAGCCGATGGGATAAGGCCCGTCTGCGTTTTCTCCAGCAGCACCCACTGTGTGTGATGTGCGAGCAGCAGGGGCGCATAACACCAGCAACGGTGGTCGACCATATCGTGCCCCACAAACTGAAAGATGCGCTTAAGTCAGGTAACCCTCTGGCCATATCGAAAGCACAGCTCCTGTTCTGGAGTAAAGAGAACTGGCAGCCACTGTGCAAAGCGCATCATGACTCAACGAAACAGAGAATGGAGAAGAGCGGCGCGGTAATAGGTTGTGATGCCAACGGCTACCCGCTCGATCCTGCGTCTCACTGGAGCACGTAATGAAAGACCTCATCATTGAATACCGAGACGGTAAGTTTGTTCAGCTGGCGATTGATGGCGTGGAGATGAAGCGCGTAACGTCTATCCAGTTCTCCCACACCGTAGGCGAGGACGTACCGACATTGACCGTCTCAGGACATGTGTGGTCCGAGTATGGGAAAGGCGATCACAAACTCGAACAGGTAGACAAACATTCGGCATAGCGCGGCGGCGGCAAGTCGATTATCTATCATGTGAAATCATTTCAAATGCAACGATATCAAATGAGAATGAATCGCATTCATGGCAGGGGGGGGATCAAATCTTCAAAACCTTTGCCCTAAATGACCGCCGCCAAAGTTTGAATTTAACGCTAACCCGATTTTTTTAGTTTTAAGGTGTTGACAT